TTGGCGGGGCTTCGGCTCCGCCTTTTTTGTACCGGGCAACTAAACGTACCGGAAACAGCAAGGAGGCCATAATGCGCCCCGGCGAAAGACAAGTTGCACCGTCTATTGACGGCATCCGACAGGACCACGTTGCCCGCTACCAGTGGGCGGATAGCATCATTCCGACAGGCGCAAGCGTGCTGGACTTGGGTTGCGGTGTTGGCTATGGGGCCGATCTGCTGGCGCGGGGCAAGCGTGACGTGATCGGCGTGGATTGCGATGTTGAAGCGCTGGAATATGGAGCGGCGAACTACAAAACAGCCCGATACCATGAGGCCGATTTGCAGACCGGCTGGCGCATGGCAGACGTTGGCAAGGCTGATTATGCGGTGGCGTTCGAGTGTATCGAACACGTCCAGAAGCCGGAAAAGTTTTTGCGCGCGGTGAAGGCAGAATACCTGCTTGCGAGCGTGCCGAATGAAACGCACTTCCCGCACGGCGGCAAGGTCCGGTTCCACCATCGGCATTACACAGAAGAGCAATTCATCGATCTGCTGGACGGCAGCGGATGGGATCTGGAGGAAATCAGGCACCAGGAAGGCGACACAAGCGAGGTAGGGGATACCCCAGGCCGGACGCTGGTTGCCCGGTGCAAGCGCAACGCAGACTTTGCGGCGCTATACGGAAAGCATGTTGCCATCGTTGGATTGGGGCCATCGTCTGACACGTTCGTTGACCATTGCAAGCGCGCGGGCGGCGCATCGGCATACTGTGACGAGATATGGCCCATCAATGCGCTTGGCGACGTTTTGCGGGCGGACCGCATCTGGCACATGGACGATGTGCGGGTCCAGGAATCGCGGGCGGCGGCGCATCCTGAAAGCAACATTGCGCGCATGATCGAATGGATCAAAACGCATCCGGGGCCGATATATACCAGCCACCTAGAGCCGGGGTATCCGGGATTGGTGGAATACCCGTTGCAGAAAGTCGTTAAGGCGACCGGGGAGGCGTACTTTAACGGCACGGTGGCCTATGCGGTGGCATATGCCCTATATCGGCGGGTTGGCCGTATCAGCCTGTTTGGCTGCGATTACACCTACGCCAACAGCCACTCCGCAGAGCGCGGGCGGGCATGCCTGGAATACTGGATCGCCATCGCCAAGTCGCAGGGCATCCAGATTACGTTGCCGCGTGACACGTCATTGATGGACGTTTGCGACGGGCCTGACGCGCTGTTTTATGGCTATGACGGCTACAAGGTCCGGCTATCGGATAGCGGCGGGATGGGGCTCAACATAGAGCCGCGGGAACTGCCAACGGCAGCAGAGATTGAAGCGCGCTACGACCATAGCAAGCCAGCAAATGGGCTTGTCAGGGCGGCAAGCGAAGCAGCGGAGGCCAAAGCATGACCAAGGCAAAGATTACGGCGCAACTCGGCTGGCGATACGCGCCGGAAGGGCACACGGTCATTACTCTGCCATGGGGCACGGAGATTGAAGGCCGGTTCGCGCAAGTTGCCATTGATGCGGGCGCGGCGGTTCCGGTGGTCAGCTATGCGACCAAGGTAAACGGGCCGAGCGAGTTTAAGGCGACGGCACCGGCAGACGATAAGCCGAAACGCAAATATACCAGAAAGAAGGCGGCTGAATAATGGCGCTACGTTCGCAGCCACGGCTTACCCAATACCGCGGCAACGTGCTTACCAGCGCGCCAGCCGTTGAGCCGGTGACGGCGGCGGAATTGCGGACGTTCTTGCGTGAGACGGCAACCGGCCTGCCTGATACCGAAGCGAATGATTTCATTGCCCAGGCGCGGCAAGAAATTGAGGATTTCAGCGGGCTGGCGCTAATTACCCAAACTTGGTTGATGAGCATTGACCGCTGGCCAACTCAGAATGAGCCTTGGTGGGATGGCGTCCGGGATGGTGCAATGAATGACCTGCACGGCGCGCGCTATGCGTCTGACGTTCGCCTTCCCCGCTACCCGCTGCAATCCATCGCCAGCGTGACGGTATATGACGAGGCCAGCACATCGACGGCGGTCACGGTAGCTACCACGTTCGACGTTGACACTTCGCAGCATCCGGGCCGGATCACGCTACAGAGCGGCGCTACTTGGCCAGTTGCCTTGCGCGCCAACAATGCAATCCAGATTTCATACATCGCAGGCTATGGCGATGCGGCAAGCGATGTGCCCGCGCCTCTTATCCGGGCCGTGAAACAGCTTGCGGCGAGCTTCTACAGCAAGAGGGGCGACGGCTGCGACGCAGAGCAAGCCATGCGTGAAAGCGGCGCTATGGGCGTTCTAGGCGTCTACAGGGTGGCACGCATCTAATGAAATGCTGCGATATGCACGCCGGGATGCTTCGGGAGCCTGTGACGTTCCAGGAAATGGCGCGGCTAAACGATGGCGCGGGCGGATTCACGCAAACATGGTCAACCATTAGCGGCGCACCGGATCGGGCGCACGTTAAGGCTCTGTCAGGCGGCGAACGCTATGCCAGCGCAAGGACGGAAGCATCGGCAAGCTGGCGCATTGTCTGCCGGTATGATGCCAACATTGACGAGACCAAGAAGGCGGTTATTCGCGGGCGCAGCTATCAAATCCGGTTCGTTAACAACCTGGAATTGATGGACCGTTGGCTAGAAATCGACCTGGATTTAGGGGATGCGGTCTAATGGCAACGCTTAAAATGGAAGTTCACGGGCTGGCTGAATTGCTGGCAGGGCTGGAAAAGCTAGGCCAGGATATGACCGGCGCACTTGATGACGTGGTAAACGCTACCGGCCTGGAATTGCGCGGTGACATTATCAAGCGATACCAGCGCGGGCCAGTGAGTGGCAAGGTCTATCGCAAGTACAGGCCGAACCGGACGCACCAAGCCAGCGCACCGGGGCAATCGCCGATGACAGACACAGGACGGCTTCAGGGCGGCACTCTGTTTGATAAGACAGGCCCGGCATCGGTTAGGGTGTTCAACGCCATAGAATACGCGGCGGCGCTTGAATACGGATCAACCAACGGCAGGGGGCGGATTGCACCCCGCCCGGCATGGCGTCCGGCAATCGATAAGATGCGGCCAAAGTATGAAAAGCGGATCAATGACGCGATAGCGGAGGCCGTGCGCCGTGCGACCTGAAGAATTGCAGATTGCCATATTTTCCGCACTCAACACCGCGTCCTTGGCGGCGCTTATGTCGTCGTCACACACATCGCTAGTGCCGTTTGACGACTTGGAACTTGAAGGCGATTTCAGCGGCGACTTGGAACTTGAAGGCGATACCAGCGGCACGCTAACGCTTGGCGTTAATGCGGCCATATACACGCAAGCCAGCCCGCAAATACCGCAATCAGAAGATCCGGCATACTTCCCCTATATCACCATAGCATTTCCAGGGGATGGAGGCTTGCCGGACAAGGACGAAGGCGGAAGCGATGCCACGGTACAGGTTGACGTATGGCACCGCACAACCAGCGAGTTAGCTATCAAGCCGATAGCGGCGGCGGTCTATACGCTATTGCAGCGGCAAGACTTGCCGGAATTGCCGGGCCATATCAGCACCGAATGCGAAGGCATGGCTTTTGACGTTTCGCCCGATGGCAGGACACATCGGGCTCTATTGGAATTTCGCGTAACTTCGCGCGGATAAACCCCGTTTAGCGGGCTCACGCGCTGCCGTTGTGGCGGCGCTTTTTGCATGGAAAGGCCAAAATCATGGCAGCAGCAGCAGGCCGCAAGATGCGGATCAAATACCTTACCTCAGCCGCGGCAACCCCGGCAGTCATTGCGGGCGCACGCACTGACAGCTTTACGATCAACAATGAGCCCATCGACATTACCGACAAGGACGATGTCGGCATTGTGACGTTGCTGGACGATATCGCCACAAAGCAGGTTGAAATGACCGTTGAGGGCGTGTTGACCGATGGCACTCTTGTTTCCTTGGCAGCCAACACGGCAAGCGGCGCGGCTCTGCATTTGATGCAATTCGCCATTCAAAGTGTCGGCACGCTGGCCGGATCGTTCTTTATGAACAGCTTCCAGGGCGAAGGCGCGGAAGGCGGCGACCCTGCCACCTTTACGGCATCATTCCAGTCATCTGGGGCCGTGACACTCTCCTAACAGACACTAACGAAAGATAAAAAAATGACCGGAGTATTTCGTGAAATGTCCATGCAGTGGAATGGGGTGAAGTACACGCTTACCCCTTCCATGGCATTGATGCGGCGCATTGATCGGGAAGTATCCATCATGGATATGATCCAGCGCGCCAATGAAAACCGCTTCCCCGTGTTCGACCTGTCCTATGTCATCTGTGAGTTCTTGCGGGCGGCGGGGGCAAAGGAAGTGAACGACGATCAGGTTTACAAGGACTTGATGGCCGATATGGCGGACAACGAAGGCAAGGAAACTTTGCCAATGTTGCAAGCCATTATCACGGCAGTCTCGCCAGCGGACGAAGACGGAAAAAAGCCAGAGGGCCGCGCCGTGTCCAAAAAGGCGAAGGCAACTTAAGCAGTGTGCGGATCGACTGGACAACGCTATACTTGCACGCAAATTCGTGGGGCATTCAGCCAAGCGAGTTTTGGGCAATGACGATGCCGGAATGGTTCGCACTCCATGAGTTTCACCGTGAAAGCAGGCCCGGCGATTATGCTGGGAAGCTGACAAAGGCCGATGTTGATGAACTTTGGGAGTATGCATTAGATGGCGCTGCCTAAAGTAGAGGTGGAAATCACCGCAGACACGGCAGGCGCGGTTGCTGGCTTTGAACGGGTGCGCCGTGCGGCCAACGAAAACGCAACGGCTTTTAACCAAGCATCGCGAACGGTTGGCAACCATTCGCGCCAGCTTTCCAGGCAGGTTAGGGGCAACAACGCCTTCGGGCGAAGCGTGCAAAATATGTCTTTCCAGGTGGGAGACTTTGCAACCCAGGTTGGCGCGGGCACGTCTGCCAGTGTCGCGCTTGGCCAACAGTTGCCGCAGTTGCTTGGCGGGTTTGGCATCCTTGGCGCTGCAATGGGCGCGGTGGTCGCGATTGGCGTGCCATTGGTTCGCGTGCTTACCGATGTGCAGAAAGGCGGGAAAGACCTAAGCCCTATCCTTGGCAACCTTGCGCCGCTCGCCAGGGAATTGGGCGGCGCTTTGATCGTGGTCAAAGATATGGCCGTGGACTTTGCGGAAACGGTCATTAACAACATGGACCGGCTGCTAACCACTGCCGGGACCGTGGCGGCGTTCTTTGCCGGTAAGTGGGTTGCTGGCTTTGTGGCCGCGCGTGTGGCGACGTTCTCGCTGGTGGGTGCGATGGTGGCGCTAAAGGCGGCGCTTATCCGTACGGGCATCGGCGCGGTCGTTGTTGCGGCGGGTGAATTGGTATACCAGTTTCATAGGCTGGTGCAGGGGGCGGCCAGCTTTGGGAAGGCAATGGACCTAGCCGGGAAGGTCATTCTGCTATCGTTTAAGACGGTGGGTGCGCAGGTAGAAGAATTTTGGTATGGCGTATGGGATAGTATTTTTGGCGCAATAATAGAGGCTATTAAAGTTACGCGGCCAGCTATAGCAGAAGCCTTGGCCGAACCAGCCGCCAAGATTCGGCTTTCATGGATGGATGCCCGAATAGCGGTTGAAGAATACGGCACAGCCTACGCCGCGGCCATGAACTTGATGACTTCGACCATGAGCGGCGGGGATAGCAAGCGCCTTAGCCTTGGCGACATATTCGGCGGCGGAAAAAAGGACGGGGACGCGGCCAATAGCAATGACCCGAACGCCAAGGATGATGGTTTCGCGGCGAAGCTGGCGCGCGTGCAAGAAAGCCTTATGACCGAAAACGAATTGATTATGGCGGCCAACAACGAACGGCTCGCCATTATCGAGGAAGCGCGCAACCGGGAACTGATAGGCGCGCAAGAACACAGTACGGCCATAGCGCAAATCAATCAGGACACTGCCGACAAGATTACAGCAATCGAAGCGGCCAAGCGCAACACCATGCTAGGGCAAACAAGCTCGCTGTTTGGCGCGCTGGCAAATCTTGCTCAGGCAGGCGGCAAGAAAACAGCGGGCATTGCCAAGGCGTTTGGCATCGCAGAGGCTTTGATCAACACCTATGTCGGCGCGACCAACGCGCTGCGAACGATACCATTCCCGGCAAACTTCGCGGCTGCGGCTGCCGTCATTGCGAACGGCTTGGCGAGCGTTGCCACAATCGCAGGCGTGAATGCCAATGGCGGCGCTAACTCCGCATCTGGCGGTGGCCGTGCCGGTGGCGCTGCGGCTGCTGCGGCTGCTCCAAAGCCTTTAGATGTTATGATCCAGGGGCTTCAACCTAACGACCTGATTTCAGGGGGCCAATTGTCAAGCCTGTTCGACAAGCTGATTGACGAGGCAGGGGATCGCGGCATTCGCCCGATGTTTGCCGCATGACCATAGTCATAAACCCTACAACGGCGTCGGCACTCAGCACGGCGGGCACGTCAAACAACCCAATTATTCTATGGGATAATCTAGGGGCGGGCGGCACGTGGTCCACTGACTTGGGAACAGAGATCAATTCAGCGGCTTATGCTGGCACAGGAACCACGTTCGACCAATGGAAGGCGACGGTACACGCCAGCGGAGATGCTGCAATTGAGGTGGATTTAGGCTCTGCGCAAGATGTGTCTTTCGTGGCGATTGCAGCGCACAACGCAGCAGACATTGCCGCCACGATGACTACAAGCTATAGCGCAACGGGCCTTGCCGGATCGTGGACAAGCCCCGCCGCCGCAACCATTCCAACCGACAATCAGGCAATTGGCTGGTATTTCCCAGCGGTTAACGCTCGCTATTGGCGGGTATATTTTAACACCGCCACGGCTGGGCAAGAGGCTATTGCGGGCGTTGTCTTTGTTGGCAACCCGCTTACGGTTGAGCAACGGATTTACCAGGGCTACAAGCCGCCAATCACGCCGACAGAAGTCGCCTTGCAATCGAACGTCTCAGAAGGCGGTCATTTGCTGGGATCGAGCATGGTCAAGAAGGCATCGACAGCCAGCGCCAGCTTTACGCATATCTTGCCAACGACATTTCGCGGGGCATCATGGAAGGCGTTTCAGAACCACTTTAACGCGGGCGGCGGCTTTTTTTGGGCATGGCGTCCGACGAAATACGGCGATTTCTACTATGCCTGGAGGTCAGGCAGCGCGCTTGCGCCTGAGAATATGGGGATCAAGGACTACATGTCGGCAACTCTGGAAATGAGGCTATACGATGAGCCTTAAGAAAGAGCCGCTTCAAATCGTTGAGATTGATATTGACTATTGCAGCCTGACCTATGGCGGCGCGCCATGCACGGCGGCGCTTGGCGGATTGTTCCCGCGCAAATGCTATAACACGTTCTTTACCTGCCAGGATCAAACGAACTACAGCGCGGGAACGCTAACGCTTCGGTTCGCGCAAAATCAGACCGGGTTGCCAAAAGGGACCATCATTTACCCGGCATTGGCCGGACCGGTAAGCACTAATCCAACGGAGGTTAACCTTGGCGGCGTTGGTGACAAGCTGGGCAGCCTTGGCAAGCGCGCGCGGGTGAATATCAAGCTGAAGGATTTCACCGACAGCGACATATACACCGACAAATACCGGGCAGACCGCATTGACGGAACCGGGCAGACGGACGAAGGCGGCTACAACCCGCAAGACCGCGGCACGTTCTTTGGCAAGTTGCGCCGCCGTTGGCCGTACTATCTAGGCCGCCCGTTGCGCGTGCTGGAGGGCTATACGGGCGACAGCTTGGCATCCATGCGCACTCGGCATTATGTCATTACAGAATGGAGCGGGCCGGACCATAGCGGCAACGTGGCAATCACCGCGCAAGACATTCTAACGCTAGCCGATGACAAGAAGGCGCAATGTCCGCAGCCGTCACGCGGCAAGCTGGAAACGGCCATAGCCGACGCGACGGAACTGCCGACGATCAACCTACTGCCAGCGGGCATTGGTTCGGAATATGCGGCAAGCGGGCGGGCGTCGATTGGTTCGGAAATCGTCACGTTTACCCGCTCGTCAGATGCAATCACCATTACCGCGCGCGGGGTAGATGGCAGCGACGGGGCAAGTCATTCGGCAGATAGCGTGTTTCAGGAATGCTACTACACGGCGGGATCGACCATTCAAGCCGTGATTGCGGACCTGCTAGAGAATTACGCCAACATAGACCCGGCTTTTCTGCCGACAACGGATTGGGCGGCGGAAATCAACCGCTGGGTGCCATACTGGCGGCTAACCCGAACTATTGCCAAGCCAACCGGCGTTACCAAGCTGCTTGGTGAAATCCTGCAACTCGGCATCCTGCTTTGGTGGGATGATATCGCGCAGGAAATAAAGCTCAGGATCAATCGCCCGGTAGACTTGACGGAGACGCTGGCGCAAGTGTCAGACGCCACGAACATTCTTGAAGGCTCGCTCAAAAACAGCGAATTGCAATCCAAACGGCTTAGCCGCGTGCTGTTCTGGCATGGCGTTATCGACTATTCAGATACCACTAGCGCGGGCAAGAACTACAAGCAATTGCTGGTCGCCATCGACGAGGATGCGGAAAGCAGCGATGAATATGGCGAGATTGCAACCTTCGAAGTGTTCAACCCATGGCTAGGGCCAGACGGCGACGATCAGCTTGCCCAGGCGGTAGCGGTCAGGTTGCGGAACAGATACCGCAACCCGCCGCGTGAAGTGCAATTTGATGTTGACGTGAAAGACGAGGCTACACTTCGCACGGCAGACTTGCTGGCGCTGACTACCCGCGCATTGCAGGATGAAACGGGCAACTCCATCGCCACTCAAATGCAGATTTCGTCCGTTGAGGAAGTGAGCCCAGGCCACAAGCTGCGCGTCACGGCGGAGGAATGGGATTTCGCGGGCCGGTATTGCTTTATCACAGAAGCTGCTCGCAATGACTATGGATCATCGACGGCGGCAGAGATTGCCAAAGGCACCTACATCGTTGACGCTGGCACGTTGCTTTTTAGCGACGGGACCGGCCCCTACTTGATGTTTTAAGGCGGATTGAATGACAACCTACACAACCATCCCGAATACCGACATTGACGCCGATAGCCCGGTAACAACGACGCTAATGCAGGCATATCGGGACAACGTGGCAGCAACCGCCGAAGGTTCGACGGATGCGCCTGTATTATCCACGGGCTGGCATCCATATGACATGGTAACGGTCGGCGACGGCAATGACGGCGGCATATATGACGCTACGATTGATTTGGCAGTGGCCACCATAACAACGCCAGACTTCGAAGATGGCTATGAGTATATGTTGCGGTTCGTGAATTTGGGTGTGTCGGCAACGCTCCCAACGATGAATTGCAACCTGTACCGCGAAACTGACGCGGCCTATACAAACCTCACGGTTTCATCGGGCCTTAACGCGGCATTTGGCTATGATGGCCTTCTGCAAATCTATTTCCCGCGTGTTACCGGCGTTTATCATAAGGCCGATTGGGTTTTCCCGTTGCATGATCGCTCTGGGCCAACCAGCGCCGCCGCAACCGGCCCGTTTGAAGTTCTTGATGCTACGGTGCAGCCAATCTTGAGGGCTCAGCTTGACTTGTCGGCGGGCAACTTTGACCAAGGCAACGTCTATATGCTCCGTCGCCGCGAGTTTATATCAGGATGATGCGGCGTAGGGTAGCGTTTGCGGCAAATGGCATGAAGCGGATCATTGATGACGCTCTCATATGCTCGCCCGCTCAAATCCGGCTTGCACTGCATCGGGCGGGAGCGCTGGCGCAAGTGGAAGCCATCGCAAACGCAGACCCAGAGGCAAAGATTGTCTGGGAATACGCAACAGAAATACACCGCGACAGCCCGCTAATAACCGCCATGGGCGGGCGGCTGTTTACTGAGGCAGAGATAGACAATCTCTTCTTGGCCGCAATGGACATAGACCTATAGGACCATGCTGAAATGACCGTACTAAGCGCACTCACGCCAGCCGCAAGCGTATCCTTGGCGGATCAATTCTATGGCTTATCGGGCGCGAATAGCCGTGTTTACACGCTGGATCAAATCCGGGCCGGTGTGTTTTGGTGCGGCACGGCGGGCGGCACGGCGAACGCTTTGACGCTAACGCCAACGATTACCATCGCAGCCTATGCTGCTGGCCAAGTGTTTTCATTCATTGCGGCATCCGCCAACACATCGGCCACGGTCACGGTAAATGTTGCCAGCCTTGGCGTGAAATCGATCACCGGCCTAGCCATCGGGCAAATCCAGGCAGGCGCAAGCTATCAGGTCACATACAACGGCACTGCGTTTTCGTTGCTGGCTTTGGCGGGTCAGAATACGGCATTGCAGAGCCTTGGATTCCTGACCAGGGCGGAGGCCGAAGCGTTAAACAATACGGCAAGCATCA